AATCTTTGAAGAACGACTCCCACTGTGCAGGAGTCATGTTGTTATAGTGATCTACGTCATGCAAAGTCGCAGCATAATTGTAGAGATCGGCCAACACACCATCCATGTCAACATAGACAATGGGACTGCTGCCTGTGGGTTCGGCAGATTCTAGTAGTTCTTTTATCTTCATACTACATATTTAGCATACATTTCGAAGAAAGTCAATACAAATCTGATAAATAATTGCATGAAACCCACATACAGAACTATCTTCATATCAGATGTCCATTTGGGCGCTAAAGACTGCAAAGCAGACCTGCTTAACAATTTCCTAAAACATAATACCTGTGAGACTCTGTATCTTGTAGGTGACATCATCGATGCATGGAAGATTCAACAGAATCGGATGAAGTGGAAGCAGTCACATACTAATGTGGTTCGTCGTATTCTTAGTCACAGCAAACACAATACTAGAGTCGTGTATGTTGCAGGAAACCACGATGAATTCTTAAGACCGATGATACCATACGCTGCCAATTTTGGTAGAGTTGAAATCTGCAATACTATAACTCACTTGGGCGTAGACGGCAAGAAATACATGGTAGTACATGGCGATTTGTTTGATGGAATTACTCGTCTTACTCCTTGGCTCAGTTTTTTAGGTGACCGAGCATATGATTTCGTGCTGGACCTCAACAGCAGATTCAACTGGATCAGACATAGAATGGGATTTGGCTATTGGTCATTGTCTAAGTTCCTTAAGCATAAAGTTAAAAAAGCTATCGACTTCATGTTTGAATTTGAAAAAAATATTACAGCATACGCTAAACGAAAAGGATATGACGGTGTAATCTGCGGGCATATTCATAATGCAGAGATTAAGACAGTCAATGATATTGTGTACATGAATGACGGTGATTGGGTAGAATCATGTACCGCACTGGTAGAACATCATGATGGGCGATGGGAAATCGTCGTTTGGCAAAAGATCAATACCGATGAAAACCATACTAATAGTAACCGATAATCTAAGAACACAGATCAATGGGGTTGTTACGACTTTTAGAAATATTGAGCGGCTTGCTGCTTTGGATGGTTATAACGTTGTTTATATTGATCCCAGCGATTTTACTCATGCATCTGCACCGGGGTATCCTGACGTTAAGTTGTCTTTTCCGATCCACACTGGGTCTAAAATCAAAGCCGCAACCCCTGACCACATACACATTGCTACAGAAGGTCCTATTGGATTAGCGGCAAGAGTTTGGTTAGACTTCAAAGGCTGGAAATACAACACTAGCTATCATACTAAATTCCCTGAATTCCTAAAGAAAATATATCACGTTCCGGAATTCATTACCTATGCATATCTAAGATGGTTTCACAAACACAGCGGTCGTGTACTCACTACTACACAAACGATGGTTAATGAACTCAAAGATCATGGATTCAGGGGTGATATCATTTCCTGGACAAGAGGCGTAGATAGAAGCGTGTTCAAACCCAACCGCAAAATCGGTGACTATATTCTATGTGTGTCTAGGGTGTCAAAAGAAAAGAATTTGGATGCATTCTGTCAACTAGATTATCCTTTTAAGGTACTAGTTGGAGACGGTCCCTATCTTGACGAGTTGAAAAAGAAATATCCCTCAGTGCATTTTACGGGTAAACAAGTAGGTGAAGACCTAGCTACCTGGTACAAAAATTCTAAAGTTTTTGTATTTCCTAGTCGCAGTGATACTTTTGGAATTGTTATAATTGAAGCAATGGCGTGTGGAACTCCTGTAGCAGCATATCCGGTTACCGGACCTAAAGATATAATTGAACAGGGAGTAACGGGTTTTATGTCCGACGACCTATCTACCGCAGTTGACTACTGTTTAACCTTAGACAGGAATGCAGTAGTCAGGAATAGCAAGCAATGGACATGGGAACATTGCTGGGAAATATTCAAGTCTAACCTGATACCGATTTCTTTTTAGGAATATAATCTTTGTTCATGATAGGAGTTCGATCAGCCGCAATGTGGTTGAATGAGGTCAGGTCATCACCATACTTAATAGTCATGTATGATATGATCTTTTCATCATCGTCAGAGAAGCCAAGGATCAAATGGTTCTTGAATCTAATCTTATGTCTGATAACCGGCTTTACCGCTATATCTTTAAGAATGTCATCAAACTTGTCAGATTCCCTAGCAAATATGTAGTACTTCATTATGCTTTCCAAATCATAAATGCAAAATAGTCTTTTTCGGAATCAAAATAAAATGTGTAACCGTTGTCGCTATCACCAAACTTCCATTCAGAGCGGCAGTTCTTTTCACACCACTCAATCATGGAATCAAGTTCCCCAAACGGAAATTTTACTTCTGTTTTATGTGCGGTCGCTGTGTTGAATGACATTGATGCCTCCTTGACTTAGAAAGCGCAAGCCACTGTCATCTCTGTAAGTCTCTTTGTAGTATACAGTAGTAACACCGGCTTGATATATTAGTTTGGCGCAATCAATGCAAGGTGCGTGAGTACAAAACAGAGTTGCACCCTCACTTGACTCAGTTGATCTTGCCACCTTCATTAGGGCATTCGATTCTGCGTGGAGTACCTCTGGACGAGTCTTTAACGAACCGTCTTCTAGAGTAAGTTCGCAATTGTTGTCCCAGCTACTAGGCATGCCGTTGTAACCGGTTGCTATGATCTGACTGTCACCTCTCACAATAACAGCACCTACCTTTAAACGTTTGGCATAGCTGAGTGCGCTAGTCAACTCTGCAAACTTCATGAAGTAATCAATAAACTTTGGCTTCATTATAATTCTACAACCATATCATAAGATCGTTCAAAGATGGATCCGTCACAGATATATAGCTCTCCATCGATGCCTCGCATCAGATAATCACCTGGCTTACCCTGCTTATAGTTCCCCTCAAGGGTGTTAACCTGGAACTCTTCATCCATCTTCTTAGCATGAACGATCATAGGACGCTTCATGCAAGGATCCATGCCCTCTACTTCTTCAAATGTATCAAAAATCTTCATATCTCAATCCTCTAATAGGTCAATCTTGTTAGGAACGTTCTTCCATTTTTCAGCATCGGGCAACGGACTCTTTGATTGCGTGATGTTTGGCCATTGTCTAGACAATCGTTGATTGATGTCTATCCACTCTTGTATATTATCGACGCTCTTATCATCATGCGTCACAATTGCATTAACCGGACATTCGGGAATACAGACTCCGCAGTCTATGCATTCGTCAGGGTTAATGACTAGGAAGTTTGGTCCTTCGTAAAAACAGTCAACCGGACATACTGTTACGCAGTCCGTGTACTTACATTTGATGCAGCTATCAGTTACTACGTGAGTCATATTAGTCCCAAAGGTTCCTAAAATATTTTGCAAACAAATCCACACCTTCTTGGATTCGTTCTTCATGCAACGCATGTCCTACCTGATCATACCAGTGTTCATCAGGATTCTCATCGACCATTTCGTATGTGGGTTCTGTCTTCCCGGTTACAGGATTAGGAATTTGTATTTTGGATTCTTTCCAACCAATCTTTATATCCCCGTGATGATACTGATTTTCATAGTTATCTAACGCAATCTGTTGAAAAGACCAAATCATCTTGTCAAGAGTTTCGTCCCATGAATCGCATCCTTTTTGGAAGACCTCATCTTTGTCTTCCTTCATGAAGTCAAACGTAAGTTGATCATGATAATCTTCTGCACTGTCATTTACAAATTCTGACGGGATGCCGTGCTTTGTGTGCTTTAGTTGAATGAGTGCAGGCAAGATAATCAAAGACAAGGTGTGGTCTAGTGACCACGTATCAAAGTTATCAATTTGAATGTCTATCTTTCGTTCTTTCGAACTAAGATAGCGCCCGAGTTTTACTCTCATTTTGATTCTAGCTTCTTGATCTTTCCGTTGATGATCCAATAATTGTCACTGTTGGATGCTGTCGGGAACAACACTAGTGCTAGGTTGATCTTTCTAGTATCAAAGAGACTTTGTGGAAGTGCTTCAAGTGAAGAAGCCTGACACATAAACTTGTCAGTATCTTTCTCGTATAGATAATAAGTCTGCTCAACACATTCTGCTACGCAAACGGGAATCATAGCTTTGGCTCGAATTTCTTCAAAGGCTCGACTAGCAATAATTGTTTTAATTTTAGCGACACCTAATTGGTAACCGAAAAAGAAAGCCAGTGCAGAAACTAGAACAAGAGTCAACGTCATTATGATACTTTCTTACCAAAAAAATGAGGGATTTTGAAAGGACCCCTCAAACCTTGTGTCTAGATTAGACGGTGCCGTTAGCGAGAGCGCGGTATCCAGCAGCAACAACCTTGCGGCTAGGACGACCCAAGCTATACTTCGTAGTGACACGGCCCTTGGTATCGGTACGCTGATTAGCATAAACAGCGTGACCATAACGCAAGCGAAGATCACTTACAGTCGCAGTCGGGTTGGCAATGCCAAAACGAGCAGCAATCTGCTTTGCAGTGAGTTCGTCACCGCGCTTGAACGCTTCAATGAGGCGCTCGGCCTTAGTCATAGTTACAGTAGTCATAGTTTTTCCTCTTAGTTTAGTAGCTACAATTTCTCATAGCATGTTATAATAATACAACAGTACACCCGTTAACACAAGTGAAACGGGTAATTATCCGTCGATAACCTTAATTACCATGTCTTCCCAAAGGGCAACGTCTGCTACGTCAGGTCCAAACATTGCACCATATGACAGTCCAACTTCCGTGTCAAGAAGGATACGATCAAATTGATCAACGACAGTCAGCTTACCGCGGCTCTCGTCAATGCGTTCGACCTTACAATCGAACACTTCATCCAACTTCGATTCCCAAATAATATCAACCATAGTCAAATCTCCAAAAACTTTAATTGAAAGAGGTCAGCCTGAGGGTCATGCCCCTTATAGCCCCTAGGATTGCACACGATGCGTGTCTCTCCCATCATGTAGTCAGAAGGATCATGCATGTGTCCATGTGTCCAGAGGGCGATCTGAGGACGATCTAGAATGAATTCTGACAAGTCACTGTAGTAGCCTCCGTTCACATAGTGATCATCCTTATACTTCTCGTGAACACTCAGTGCAGTAGGGGCATGATGCCCAACTACAACGTACTTCTTAGCAGGATCAGCATCAACGACTTGCTTGATATACTCAAGGGTTGCTCGGTGATCAAGGACCGTGTCCATAGGAAGGAAACGACGATAGTTATGCTGACTGTTTCGGATGATCCTAAAATCATTCAACGCAGACTCAATAACTCGCAGTGTAAGTGGGTCAGCACGATGCATGTCTGTCCAAAGCGTACCACCAAGAAAGGTCACGCCCTCAATCTCTACACTCTCACGATTCAGAAAGTGAATATTAGGGTAGTTTACCATTTCAGTACGCAACCAGTCATATACATCAGGGAAGAGACCATGATAGAACTCATGGTTACCCGCCACATAAACTACGTGATCGTACTCCATACTTACATGACGAAAGAACTCACGAAACCGAATAGCAGCACCCTCATTCCTACCGGGCTTCATTGCATCGACAGGAATAGTCTTGTCAATCGGATGATCATGTAGCGAGTGTGCTACACAGATGTCACCGGATAGAATCAGGACCTTCGCTCCCTCAGTGTTGGGAAGCGTGATAGTCTGAAATTCCAAATGTAGATCACTTGCTAATGCAATTTTCATCATTTTTCCTTTTTATGAGTTTCACATAGAGTACGAATCCAGCCGCCTTTGGTGATAGTTCCCGGGTTGCCGCATTCCTCACAAGTAACAGCCGACATCGACTCTGCCATACGCTCTAACCCATTAATGAAATCGTCGCCGCCGTTATAGTAGAAACGCAACGTACCAAACTTTTCTTTTACCTGTACAGCAACAACTTGATCAACGAGTTCCGGAACAGGTCGTTCTTCTCGTTTAACAAATGACATCCATTCAAAGTTAGGATCATTCACATTTTCATTCCATTTGATAGTGGAATCTCGCTGCCGTTCAACACGGTCAATGTGACCTTGAATGTTAGCACAAAGCATGTCAATGATGTTGAACCATCCATCACCACAATCGAATCCCCAACACATGCAGGTTTGATTCATGGGTGCGTTTCGGTCCCTGAAAATCTTAGGGTACTTCACACACAGCAATTCATCAAGTTCTTTACGCATAATTACCTCTTAGTTTAACCTCGACGCATCCTAGAGATTTCTTCCATCTGCTTCTGATCGATGACAGGAACAGCATTGCTCTTGTGCATAGTTGCGATGCCCTTGACCAAAGTACCAGTATACTTCATTTCTTCTCTCTTAGCACATGATTCCTTAAGGTCTTTAAGATCAGTGTTAAGGCTAGGATAATTTGGAGTCTCTCTCACGTAAGCCTTTGTGTCAAAGGGACTTTTAATAGCAGCCTTGATAGGAGCCCTCTTTTTACCAGTGATATAGTCTTCATATTCCTCAAAGGTAATTTTGGGCAAGCGAATGCTCTTTAGCCACTTGTTATGCTTATGCCACTGCTCTTGTAACTTAGCTTGTTTGGCAGCAGTCATCTTAGTCTTGCGCTTGCTGTAATTGGTAGTGGTCAGATAAGGACCTACAAGATGCATTGACATTGATTAATAATCCTTATTCAAGACTTTACGATTGGTGACATTACAATACCCGCATCTACGTTCTTGAATTTTCAATTTGTAGATACCCTCACGCACGATTTCGGGTTCACGATATTTGGTCCACGTATGCCAACCAAACCTACACCAAAAATTAGTCACAAGTAATTCTTCTTCCCTCAATGCTCTGAATGTGTTTTCTTTTGCAGCGTTCATACTAGTACTTCTTGAGAGTGCTTGCAAGTCTTACGGAACTGAAAACCAGCACAAGTGCAAGAAGCCTTGCCGTTTTCTTTAGTGACAACATACGTGTTGCCCTTAGAACCCTGCACAGTGATTTCAATACGATCAGACTTGACAGGAGTATAGTCTACAGTCTTCTCGTTGACTGCTACAATACGCTGGCGCTGAATGCGACGAAACGGGAAGCGAGGATCGCCGGTAGTAATGCCAATCTCATCAGCACCAAACCACTTCTCACGCATGATAGTTCCGGTATAGACATTGAACTCAGGACCGGCAACGCCACCAGCGTATCGGTCCCGCACGGGCCACAATACATTTTCAACTTTGATAGTGACTTCGTTGCCGACTATGAGCATATCCATAAACAAACCTCGTCTTGAACTTATAGATTCAGTATACGTCCAAAACGAGGGAATGTCAAGCGTTATTTTTTAAGTTGATCAGTTATTTTAGGGGCAAACTTTTCCATACCTGTGATACCCATACCACCAATGATAACGAACATGATAGCGTTTAAGATGTTATCGTCAATATGCTTATTCATAAACACATTGGCTACAAACGCTACTATGAGCATTACCGTGCTTGATAAGGTGATAACACGCTTGTTGCTAAGTTTACCGTCAGCCTCAGCAAGCATACCCTTGAGTTGTCCTAATATGTCCATACCGTTTATCCTTTTTGTAGTCTAGTACGAACATATTTATCCGAAAATCTAAATTTTTCGGCAGAGGTACTCGGTTGGGGCAACGTACCGCATTTGGTTGTCTAGCAGGGACTTCAATGCAGCCTTAGACAACAAACGATACGGGTCAAGACGTTGCTCATAGACACTACGCACAGCAGCCTCACAGCGGGCCTGAGTAGGATAAGTACCGAGATTAGTCATAGTAGCGAGAACGATTAGAATATACATTATGCAGTAATCCAGACTTCTTCGGATTCGAGGATGACAGATTCAGCACCGTCATATTCATCAATTTGAAAACGTTCACCGATAGGAATCCATGCGACAGTCAATGTTTCGGCACCGCCGCAGTAGACGTTCAATTCAGGATATGCACGGGCAACATACGACTCAATCTCATCATTGCGGTCGTTACGGACCATTTCAACAATGACAGGATCAAATAACAGAGCTTCACAATCGTTCCACGAATACCAACCCGCGCCGTATCCCGGAGAATACAACACAGCTACATTTCCATTCTCAACAACACGGTTCATATCAATCTCCTGCTTATCACAATATATGTATTATGCACTAAGAACGAACTGATGTCAATAAAAAACTATGACCAAACCACCCAAAATAATGCCCTGACAGAGAACTATCAGGGCAATACTTTTAGTTAGAAGATGAATTAGATGAACTAGACGAGTTCTTAAAGAGCAATCCGCACAGAATCAGAATGCCCCAAGCTTGGAGCCATCCAATTTCCTTGATGCCAGGAACAGCAGCAACGAGACAGGCATTCCAAAGCCACATGACCGGCAGGCTAAGAATAAGCCCAAGAACAATAATAGCGGCAATACCTACGATGGCGAGGCCGATAATCTTAGCAACAGTTTCCATTTTATTTTCCTTATAGATAGTAATTTTTGAAGGGATATAATGCAGCATTACTGATTAACTCGCCGCTTAAGCAGCATCAGACATGCTGTGTTTTCGTCAGGCCAAAAATGATTGACCTCGTTATTCTCTACATACTTGAGAAATTCGTTAAGGACATCGCCGGTAGTCTTGCAGCGTTCCTTCGCCATCTTCTGGACGATACGCAGGGCGTGATCAATATCGGTTACCATTTTATGCGCTCCAGTAGGATTCAGAGTCGGGGCGGCAGTTCCAAGGCGTGTCAGCAGCAATCTGCACATCCTTGCCGCTAATCATGTTCTTGACAGTGATGAACTTGGGAGCATATTCGATGCGGAACATATCGTCAAAGTAGCCACAGCCGCGAAGCGCATTGACTTCACGATCCATCGAAGCATCGTCCTTACGGTCATACTCGTAGGACTTGACGAAGCGTTCACCACTCTTGCAGCGACGATCATAACGATAAATCTTGAGAGTGTAGATCATGTTCGTATCTCCGTTCGTTCGTTTCTGTCTATGATTCAATATAGCAAAAAGGGTATCCGAAGTCAACCAAAAAATGACCTAAGGTACGATTTTTTTTTACCAGCTTGAACGGTTAAATTTAGTCAAGCGGAATACCATCATCGATTGACCTACCCGTATAATGATCGTTGCTCACACAGTAGAATTGCATCTGCATCTGGGAGTTGACCAACTTGCGGGCTTCATCCCCTGCCATAGAAACACATTGTTCTTTGGAAGCAGTCTCATAGCTACTTTTTTCGTGGAACTCACCGTCACTTGTGAATAGGAAAACAATCAACCAAAAACTCATTTACTTCGCCTCTTTCTTAAAACGTTTACCGAGCAGCCAGAAGCCATAGCAAGGCAATACAAAAATCCAAAATACAGAGATGATTACCGTAGTGACTGCATACATGACTACTTTATCGGCATTGATCTCATTCTCTTTCCGAAATCTATGTTCTGGTCCGAATGTGAAGTCGGTTTGAGCTGCCTTATACACTCGATATGCCAAAATGGCAAACGAAACAATCAAATAAAACATATTATTTCACCTTCACAAGTGAGCGAGGATCCACACACCGCTGACCGGCGTCAGTGTTGACGAGGACCATAGCCCGCTCGTAGCAGGCTTCGGTCTTCCGGCGAGTCTGCTCACTGCGCTCATATTCTGCGGTAAACGTAGCGTACAGTAGAAATGCGAATCCTGCGAATATCAAGAACACAAGCATTCCAAAGCTGAAAACACCTTCAGCAATCTTCTTAAGAACTTCCATAATCTTAACCCCAATCCTTAAAGTTACCGTCTTCTTCGTTGGCATCATAACCCGCTGTGTAGGCTTCGATTTCCTCAGGGGTCATCTGATCCTTCTCAACCTTGTCGGACATCATAGTAGCACCTACGTAATAGTGAGGGCGATATCCCCGACGATAGTAGCTATCAGCAGACCCGCGATCATACGGACCGCCGTGACGTTCATCATATTTCTTTGACATTATGCAATCTCCATTTCACGAAAACCAAAAGCAGAAACTTCGTAAGTGATACCATCGACAATCATACGATCATACATCATCGAAGAACGATGACCCATCGCCCGACCGTCCGACCAAGTGCGAAGCGGTTTGACAACTTCAACAGCAGGGTTATAATCGGGGTTATCATTGGGCTCCATCGACCACGAACCTTCGATGTTCTGAGTCCAGCGATAAGCGTACTCAAGAGCCTCGTTGATGTTGATGGGGGAACCTGCAATGATCACGTTAGCGATATGCTCGTGTCCTTCAGGGTTACCGGTGAGTTCGTTATGAACAGTGTGATGAACTTGAATGATCATGTCTGTCTCCGTTTTCTCAGCTTATGATGTATAATAGCAAATCGGATACCCGAAGTCAACCTTTTTTTCGCCAAAAAGTGAATTATTTTTGGCTCTTATAAATCAATGACTTACAACTTAATTAGGTACCCATTGCTATCACTAAACCTTATCCTGAGAAGATCAAGCTCTTTGTATACTGCGTCTTCGGTCCAGTCTCTATAACGATATGCAACTTTAAACTTACCTTTGTGGTAAATATTTACTACATAATCTAGTTCTTTACTAGATCCGGGAGATCCAATTTTTGTTACTGTACGATATGAATTCATATCAGCCCTCCCTATTAAAGTAGTATTTATTACGCTATCATATTAATATATGCTATGTCAACCCTATTCGAACAGCTTATCCGCGATTCCATAAGAAATAGCATCATCTGCTGTCAGGTATACATCGCTAGGGGGTAATAGACGTTGTTGAACGAATGATTTAGATTTACCAGTAGCCCTGATCAAAACATTAAGCATCCGCTCATTACATAGTTCATTCTCTACCATCTGGGCTTTGATGTCATGGTACTTATTTTCTACCACACCACTAAACTGATGACACATTATACCTGTGTTAGGAGCAATGTAACGCTGTCCCTTAGTGCCGCAAGCAAAAATCAAGAACGCAGCACTCATTATACTTCCTAACCCTATAGTCTTGATAGGGCGGTGACTCTTATTCATAACGTCAATTAATGCAAACGCTTGATATAAGTCACCGCCCTCACTGTTTATGTATAGAGTTAGCGTCTTTGATTTTTTAGTGAGATTTTCAAAGGTGATCCATTTGATAGCTTCATTGATATTTTCACTAGTGATTTCACCTACTAAAAAGTGGATGCTATTATCAAGTAGTACATTTTGAATTTTATCAATATTGGTATCAGTCTTCATTTATTGTATCTTTTATACTTTGAAAATCACACAATATACGTTAGACTCGCTTATCAACGATCTTATCAATTAGACCGTAGTCAAGTGCTTCTTGGGCAGACATGAAATAATCACGTTCCATATCTGCTGCCAACACATCATAGGTCTTGCCAACTGAATTGTGACGAACGTAGATTTCGGTCAATGACTTCTTCATTGCGAGGATTTCATTGACTTGAATCAACATGTCAGTTGCCTGACCACGTGCGCCACCTGAGGGCTGGTGAATCATGTGACGAGCATGTGGAAGCATCATTCGCTTACCGGGTGCACCTGCTTGTGCAAGAAGCGACCCCATCGAACAGGCCTGACCCATCACAATCGTAGTGATTTCCGGCTTGATAAACTGCATAGTGTCATAGATTGCCATACCAGCAGTGACACTTCCACCAGGGCTGTTAATGTAGAGAGAAATATCCTTATCCGAATCTTCTGATTCAAGATAGAGAAGCTGGGCAACAATCAAGTTAGCCATCTGGTCATGCACTTCGCCTTCAAGCAAAATGACACGATCCCTAAGCAAGCGTGAGTAAATGTCGTAGCTGCGTTCACCGCGGCTGGTTTGTTCGAGTACGATTGGGACTAGGCTCATGTAATATCCTTCTTAATGATATAACAACAATAGACTATCTTTGTACTAAAAGCAACACGTTTGGTTACCTATTACTTTCGTAACGCACGACCAACGTCACCCATTTTAGAAGGAATTCTTTCTTTGGGCTTTTCTCTACCCAAAGCAATATCGGCAGCTTTCTTCTCAAAGTCCTTATCTGTAGGAACTCTCTTAGCTCTCATTTCACCCGGTTTATCGTCTTCGGGTACTCCCTTACCACGATCAATCTTGAACGTGAAGTTACCCTTGATGCCTGTGCTGTAGTACGTTTTGGAAGCTGATAGATAAACTCCCCTGATGCTATTACCGGGATAAACAGTAGTGAATTCATCCAGTGTCCAAGTTTCCTTGCCTTCCTTGGCCTTGGTATAAACTTGTACTAATGCACCGTTATTAAGAATGTCTGCCGCTGCCTTACTGAATCCAGTAGTCTCGTTTACTTCCTTTGCAACTTTGTGTGCTATTGCTGCGATTAGATGGAAGTACAGACTGATTCTTTCTGGATTGTCGGGCTTTCTAGATTTAGCTAACCTTACAAGATTATCACTCAACCCAAGATCATCGATCTTATCTGCTTTGACAGGCGGGGTATCTTTTAAGTCACGAATCTGTGCAGCGTCTTCATCATCGATGATGTCAAACTTAACTCCTAAACCAAGAGGAGCACCTACTTGACCTAATGCAGCTATCTCACGAAGCATTTCTACAACTTCGGGATGATCCTCAAGTAGCTTTTTACCGTTAGGGGTATGTGCAAGTTCATCAATGCTAATGATGAGATTCTTTGTACTAGCAGTTGCACCGGTACCGCCCTTGCTGCTAACCTTTATATACTTACCGTCTTCGTTAGCCATTGTACTATCACTCAATCCAGCGGTCTTGCTGAAATCAAATGAGATTAGTGTACCATCAAAGCTGCCGCCTAAAAAGATTTCAGCAGCTTCACCTGCATTTCCTGTATACTGTCCTCTTTGGAGTGCAATGGGTTGTAAAATTTCACAGAAGTAATCTCTAAATGCAGAGAAGCTAACTCCAGGTGGAGCAGCAAAAGTCATTGGAAGTGGTTCACCTGTAGCCAGCTTATATGCAACTGCATAAAGCGGATTGTTAGTGCCCAAGCTTACTGAAAGCTGAGTAATGATATCGTTTACTGTTAGGTCTGTCTTTTCTGTTAGAAGTTCTTGCGGAGTCAAACCTGCTTGAGATTTCAATGCAGTCTTCGTGGCAAGTTTATATCCTGCTACTTGATTAGGAACATAGTTAGACACAAAGTTAGCCTTGACATTTTCTAAATATCTACCAAAATATAAGGGACCGTCGGGACCATTGAAGGTAGCAATAGCATACCCTCCTGTACGACCGGTGCGATTGTTAAGCCATTGGACATTATCGTCAACAGAAATGAGGGCATCATCTAGATCCTTATCCTCTAGTTTTCCTCCCTGTTCAGGGACAAACATTATGTTGTCAAAGGTAATCTCATCACCGGCTTCGTTGCGAAAAACGTCACCCGTTCTTCTACCCGCTAGTCCCGTGCTTTCGTTAATAAGTTCTAATGTGTCTATAATATCACGCATCAAGTATTTATTCTTTCGGTTAGCGTTATCATATAAATACTATACGGATACCATATATCATAGGAGAAACACATGGAAATCGCACTAGCTCTCTTAGCCGCAGTAGTAGTACTTGCAATTGGCTATGAATTTTATAAGAAGTACAAGGCCAATAAGGGCAATGTAGAACAAGCAGTACTTGACCTCAAGGAAGAAGTTGTAGTTGAGGTCAAAGCCGTCGAAGCTAAAGTTGAAGTTGCTGTAGCAGAAGTTAAGAAGGCTGCTAAGGCCGCAGCTCCTAAAGCAAAGACCGCAAAGAAGGCTACACCAAAGAAGTCTGATGATGTTGCAGAAGCAGCAGCACCGGTCGTCAAGAAGCCTAAGATTAAGATCGTAAAGTAATCTAATTAAAGATGCAGGATATCGGCTTTGACATACTAGGTGAGTTAAACCTATCACCTGAAGATAGCTTCAATTGGGAAAACAAAGCGTCTAGTTTGTACTGTATTGTAACAGGCAACATTAGTTCTGATTTGAGAACTACGCTTCAAACGTTAGCACATCTTGGCACTTGTTATCAAGGTGTGTTTTTCGTTCCAGGAATGTTAGAGTATAAGACTGCCGCTGACATCCAGACTAGGACGGAAGAGTTGATGAACTTAACTCTTCCTATTCCTAATGTTTGTATATTACATCATCATGTAGTGATGATTGACGGAATTGCTATCATTGGTGCTAACGGATGGACTAATGCTGACACTGATAATCTAACATTAGAAAACTTAATGGAAGCAGCGTCGAGAGAAGAAGATACAACGTATCTATATAAATCGATTGAAAAACTTCAAAAGCATCTAGATATCACGAAAGTGATTGTCGTGACTAACGCAGTGCCTCATCCAGATTTGTACTTCAAAGAAACCCCTGAAGTAACAGAGGCCCAAATACCCTTACACGCTACGTTAAAAATCGACACTGAACACAAAGTAACGCATTGGGTATTTGGAACCTATGATAAGATGGTTGACACTTACTTAGGTAATGTAAATTATGTCAACAATCCCCGCCCTTATAAGCAACCTTATTGGGCTAAGAGAATAACACTATCAGTCTGATTCTGCTTCAACTTTGATTTGAAGAGGATATCCCTGGGCCCGAGCATCAAGTGTTACTTCAATTCCCTTTTGCTCTGCAATTTCATAAGGCAAGACTGCAACAACTGCACTACCATGTTCGTGAACATCTACGGTAATCTGCGTAGCAGTGTCTGGATTGTAGTTGAAATACTCACATAGGCTTTCAATCACAAATTCCATTGAGGTGTGTTCATCATTCATGTAGATGACCTTGAACAAAGGCGGCTCCTTAAGAGCAATGTTTGGTCGAATCTTAGCTTTTGGTTCTGCATTTGCCATTGTATTTTTCCTTTGAATGAGTGCTTGCAGCCACGATGACTGCAAGCACTGTACTACTTCTTCTACTATTTATTATACGAAATAGCAATTGTTTTGGGCTTTTGCTCGTCAGGAACCTTACGCTCAAGATCAATCTTGAGAATACCATTCTCTGCTGCTGCCCCCGTTACCTCAACATGTTCTGCTAAAGTAAATGTGCGAGAGAAACTGCGGGCTGAAATGCCGCGATGCAAGTATTCGACCTCCGTTTCTAACAGTTCATCAAGACTCTGCGTTTGCTCACCCTTGATAGTGAGAAGATTCTTCTCTACTGTGATAGAGACATCCCCGACTTTAAAACCAGCCACAGCAAGTTCAATGGCGAAGTGATCGTCATCATGCTTTACTATGTTGTATGGGGGATAATTTGTACCGTTTGATTGCTGTGCATTGATTCGTAGAAGTTCGTCAAAGACGTTATCGAATCCTACAGCAAACTTATGAATCGACGGAATGTCGATGGAACGAAGGGTTAGTTGATTATTAGTCATGTTTTATCTCCTTTATTAAGCAAGACTATTTTAAAGTAGACCTCATTAACGAGCATCTACGTTAATATTTATACTACTACGATTTCGCAAAAAATAATAGTATTTAGGGACTAAAAGATAGATTTCGGGTTATCGATATGTTCTACGTCAATAACCAATTCAGTTAGATTGTTCTCTTTATACTTCTTGATATGGAACATGTGTGGCATTAGGATACGTTCGATTTCAGTATGAAGACCTCGGGCACCTGTCTTTAGGTCTATGCAGTTCTGTGCAACCTTTTCAATAGCTTGTTCTGTGAACGAGAGATTGATGCCATCAATCGAAAACAAATAAGCATACTGTTGAATAAAGCTATTCTTGATATCAGTTAAGACTTCGATCAGTTGCGCTAGGGTCAGTTCTTGTAGCGTGATTGTAGTGGTGAATCTACCGATGAATTCAGGAATCATTCCGAAACGAGTTAGATCATCGGGTGTTACTTGATTGATATTAGGCTTTTCGCTTTTGGACTTTACCTCGGCACCGAAACCGATTGAGGTTCCTTGAGTCCTCGACTTGATGACAGTATCAAGTCCAACGAATGCGCCGCCTGCGATGAATAGAATGTTTTTAGTATCAACTTCGATTGATTCTCCCTGCGGATGCTTGCGCTTCCCCGCAACACTTACTCTGCACTTGGTACCTTCTACTAGCTTTAACAGTGCTTGCTGAACACCCTCACCGCTTACATCACGAGTAATGCTAGTACTTTCGCTCTTGCGGGCAATCTTATCAATTTCATCGATAAACACGATTCCACGCTCTGCTTTGCTAACATCATTGTCTGCTAATGCAAGGAGCATCGAAATCATACTCTCTACGTCTTCGCCTACATAACCTGCTTCGGTAAGGCTAGTAGCATCTGCTACGACAAAAGGTACGTTAAGATACTTTGCGACTGATCTAGCTAGTAGTGTCTTACCTGATCCAGTTGGACCAATCAATAATACGTTACCCTTCTGAATCTCAAGGTTCTTGGGAGGGTGATTGATTCGCTTGTAGTGATTAGAGATTGCGACTGCCAGTACCTCTTTAGCCGAGTCTTGCCCGATAACTAGCTGATCCAGATGTTCCTTAATGCTATAAGCATCGAAGGATTTGGGTTGTATCTCCGGTGTCCCTTCGATTTTCTCTTCATCCAGAAGTTGGGTGCATAATGAGATACATCCACTGCAAATAGAAACATCTTCACTTACTATTAATTTTTTTACTTGGTCTTTGTGGTTTCCGCAGAAAGAACAATGGTGTAACTTCTTATCAGTCATACATATTACTTATCTTGGGATTGATTGCGTTGAAGATATTCTTCGATTTGTGCTTTTTCGTTTTCTGAAAGCAAGTCAACATCGTACTCACCTGATGCAAGCTTGCTTACAAGGTGACGAATATATTCTTCATCATATAAGTACGAGTCACTAGTTTCTTTGTTGATTTCAATCCACTTGTAACCATCAAATTTAAAAACTTTGTTAGGAAGAACATCTACACGAACGAATATATCAGACTTCTTCGCAAATCTAGGAAACTCGGTTCCAAAATTAGTACTGCTCTGCTCACTGTCAGGTTTAGCAGAAAACAATTCGGGACGCATCCCTAACAGCGCAGCCTTGCTCATAGACTTGCCTTCGAAGTCGTAATAACCATCTTGAATTTCGTGAAGTGTTACCCCTTCGGTTACGACTTCTCTATTTGATTCTGGATTCTGATCTTCGACTGGTTCCAGTTCAGGAACATCCTCATCTGCATCGGTGCTATGTGCTTGAACGTAATGTTCTCTATCATCTTCATTTGCACCAGCATCAGTTGGTAATACAACTTCATCATCTTCGCTCTCCTTAACGACTTCTTCCTGTTCTAATTCATTGAGTATTTCATCAGTGTTAGTTTCTAGGAATTCTTCAATTTTTTCTTCTTCGTCTTCTCGTTTTGCTAAGTCTTCTTCATCCCATTTATAGCCGCTCTGTGCAGCTAGCATGAGCATGAGAGCTAGAGGATCAAACACTAGCACGATGAGAATGATTACCCAACGCACAGCACGTTCTAAGAGATTTGAATCAGGGTTATCCCCGTATATCATCGCAGCAATATACTTGATTGGACCAACTTCTGCTTCTACCTTACGTATTTCTGCACGAATAGGGGCAGCTTCCTCGTTCAGCTTAGTGATAATTTCTTGTTCTGCTGCAATTTCGGTTTGCAGTCTGGTGCGCTCTGCACGTTGTTGTCTACGGACTTGCACAGCACGGTTAGCGCCCTTGTCATCAGTAGTACGACCTAATAGCTGGTCGACCTGAGCATCCATTTGTTGTAATGCTTTGCGATTGGCGTCAATGTTGTCTCTAGCTGTCTTGATCTTTTCATCATAAATGACAACCTTAGCACCAACGTCACCGCTAACTAACGATTGATCACTGTGAGCCTTTGACAAAAAGCCAAAGATACCCATGCTAGTCAGCAATGCAAGAGCAACGACGGCAGGCACAAGGTAGAGTTTCATTCCCCAACCGCATCTGTTCCAATATCGGTGCAGCCAAACTGTGGTGACTACTTTAGCTAGTTCTAGTGAACCACCCATAATAATGATTGGGACAACGGCGGCGGCAAAGATTGCAGTCAGGCCCAGTATAGAATACCAGGCTGCGACGGAGCTTAGTGCAATGGCAACCAATAGAGTAACGGTTGCAAAACTGAATATTTTTCTAAACATGGTCATCTTCTATTTATGCTATTGTCCCTTAACTATCTTCCTCTTTGATGAATAAATGGCCGTACGTTCCAAGGAATTCATCAATACCCATAAGCAACTTTCTCGGGATTCCTGGACCTTGTCTGACATTAAAAGTGACCCAGGGACCAGTGTCTCTGCGTCTTACTTGAGTGACTTCAATGCTATCACCGTCTTCAAATGTATGATGAAGACCCAACAGTTTTTCAGACCATTCGGCTGTTATCTTCTCCATATCCTCATCATCGTCTTCCATCAGAAATCACCTCTACGCTTTGCACCCCAACGAGCAATTAGATATAGAGGCACGAACAGTGCAGCTAGTCCAATCGTCAATGGCCACATTCCACAGGCAACAAACCCAATAATGAAAGTGAAAACAAGATTATCTATTTCAAGATGATCATCAATCCAAATTGCAAAGTAGGCAAATACTACCAACAACATAAAGGCTATAAGCAAATACATTATTTTACACGACCTCTTCTACAATACCTAATACTTCTGCTACGATAAGGGCAGCACCTGCAACAGCGATCCAACCGGTTCCCCCTAGCAATAGGGCAGTACCTGCAACGATGCGTACAAGACTCTTTACAAGACTGACGAGAAAATGTCCTCGGCTAGTATCTTTAGGTTGTATATTCATTACTCTTCTCCTTCATCATATCAAATCCTTTTTCTTCCATGTGCCACAATGAGTGCAACGGAGATAGACTCTACTGCCTCTATCACCGCCGCTGGTCAGATCACATTCTCTCATGGTCTCCCATTTGTGCCAGCAGCCAGACCAAAGGAGTTGTAACAGTCTAATCATAATCACTTATCATCCCTAAAACGAACGAAGCGCGGAAAGCGCAACGAATATGTACCATCTTGATTCTGCGTAACAGCGTCAGCAAGAATCTCGACAGTGCGACCTACAATCAGATTACGATCTTCCCAAAGACTGTCACGCTCTGTGTCACTGAATCCAGAACCAGCGTTGACAGTGATCTCCTTACCATCATCAACACCATTGCAGACCAATGCGCCAAGCCGACCCTTATTGCGACCAGTACCTTCTTCAAGCCCGATCACTTGAAGATCAACAGTGATAGTAGGCTTCCACTTCATCCAATCAGTGCTACGCTTACAGAGATAAGGTGCATCAAGATTCTTGATCATGATGCCTTCGAATCCTGCATTAACCATATCCTTAGCATAACGCTCAAGCTGGTTATTACCCTCGCTTGTATCAAGATCAACTTGAAGATGAGGGAGAAGTTCAGCGTTAGGCATCTTAGCAAATGCAGATTGCATCGCTTCAAGCAAAGCAATACGCTTGCTCAACTGTGCATTCCAGTGACCGCGTTGAAAGTCAGCAAGCGGAAGAACATCAAATACGTGGAATACGCTATCAGTAGCATTGACGTTTTCTTTACGACGAGCCTGACGCATCAGTTCTTGGAAAGTGTTTCCTACAACTTCTCCGTCAAGGACAAATCCTTGCTTGAGAATTCCGCTCTGCATATCATTTACTTTATCAGCAGCAGCGATAAGCTCCTGAACATTGTCTCGGACTTGTTCTTCAATGTGTGAGAAGTTGTCAAACACCTTGCCGTTACGACTATAGCAAAATACCGAACTATTTACGGGTAGATACGGATCAGGCTGCACGATCATAATAACACGCACACCGTCTAGTTTCGGCTCAAGACGCTTTGTGCCGCGCATTTCAGGGCGACCTTCGCTGTTAGTAGCAAGCTGGCACCCGAATACGGGAATTTCGTATTCAGTCTTTTTGCAAATCTTGTTGATCGTCTTTTCGCTGACGCCGACCCGCATATCCCTACGAAGGATAGGGGCACAGAACGAATTCCATTCAACGCTGTCAAAACGCATACTTATATCTTCGATAGCATCACGAGCAGCGTTACCAGTCAACTCACGTTTAGCCAACCTGCCTAGCAAGTCGAAGTATTCTTCCCAAGGATTCTCGTGGTCAACTTCGGTGTCATCAAAAACCACACGTTCGGTAATCTGCTTCACACCAAACGTCACGAATGGATTATAGCATACGTTTAGTCCTCGCAGAAACCGCGAGGAGATATCATTTCCTAACTTTGTAGCAGTCAGTGCTTGAAGAATAACATCTTCTTTATGAAGGCGAGAATCGCTTTCAGATAACTTTTGAATCCAAGATGCAGACATGTGTTTCCTTTAGTTTATGTAGTCACTATACAGCCAAGACAAACGAAAGTCAAGCCTTAAGCATCGCCCAAAGGGCAGTCTTCTCTAGATCAGATTGGAACTCAGGATAAACCTCATCAATCTCATCACGTTGAATGCTCTTGTAGCCCTTCAACTGCTTTTTATAGATTAGGTCATTGACAGAGTATAGATCATTGCTAATCTTAGTTTGTAGCTTTGAGCCTCGGCGTCCCCAAAAGGTTACGTAAGAATCTGAATGGAGTGCAATCACGCCCCAGACCTTATCGTGATTATCTGCACGACACCAACCGATAAATTTGTAATCCATGTTATCCTCGCTTAGAAAGGAATATCATCCCATTCATCTTCGTCAACTTCCCTGACAGGAGCAACATACTGATCAAGTTGCGTCATCACATAGTCGGGGTTGTCAATCTCTTCCTGAATCATCGGAATAACATCATTGTAGTTTCCACCTCGACTACCTACCCAAACAAGAAAGCCGGGAATAGTAGCCTTAGTGTATTCAATGAATACCTTGCCGTTATTATAACGTCCGCGCCAGGCACCGTTGATAACATCAAAGTCAATGGAACCATCTTCATTGATGCTATTAACACTGCACCAAAGAGAAACATTACCTGTAGTATCTGCGATTGCGATTTGCATTATGACCACCTCAAAAGAAACCAAACAACATCTTCTTCATTCTGTAGGATAATATAGTAGATACCGGTGCACCAGTCACCTTGTGTTAAAGTTTGTTCACACCAGTCTCGTATAGCATGATAATCTTGCGGGTCAATTTCTGAATAGTACCCGCCTGTTACTTCATCTACCCATTGATTACGATCAGCAATAATGCCAAGATCGTCCGTGTATCCTGCAGGACGCCAATCACGCCAAACAAACTTTGGTACGACTCTTTTGACACGGACCCATTGATTACCGTTATACACCGATTTAACATTGCTAATTTTCATGACCACCTCAACAGGAACCAAGCAAGATCACGATCATTGGTGAACCGGATATAGAACAATCCGTCGTCCCAAATCATCATCTTGTTCTGCTTGCACCAGTCTTTGGCTTCCCACAGGGTATCTTGCACTTCTTTCCAAACATCATAGCCGGGCTTGTATTTCAGCTCCAGCTTATACGGCTTGCTATGTTCACGAACCCACTGCATTATTTTTGTTCCAATCGGGAATGATTAAAACCTAAAAAATAAGCGTCTGTGAGTCAGTCCACCTAGGGAATTTACAACCCATTTAAGGGAGACCCAATATACGAAAGACCACTCGGGACTCACAGACGCTTAAGGTTAACTCTTATACAATCTTCACGTGGCTAAGTTGAGTACGATCTTCCTTGTGGGATTTAACCTTACCCTTGACACGGATCTTAGAACCAATTTCAATCTGATCACGAAACGCAAAAAACACTACAGCATTTTCAACAATAGCAGTGACATAATAAGTGTCCCAGTTATTGCTATAGTTGCAGCGCACGACTTCGATTTCAAGATCGACCTTAGTACCCTCTGCCTGATTCAGACAGCCCTGATGATCGCGGAGACGATTGCTCTGCTCAAGCCGAGCCTTAGAACGCTCATACGAAGCAGGGAGAGACGAAACAACAGCAATGTCATAGAAACTGTCAACCGTCTCTTTGTCAGCAATCTTGAGCATGGTCTGCTCAAAGTCACTCAGAGTCTTTCCCTGCAGGATCTTGAACGTAAGAGAGTGGCAGTACTGACGTACTTCTTGCCCCTGTTCACGATCCTCATCAGTGATTTCAAAATCGCCTTGCAGAAACTTAGAAGTCAGCTTCTTGTTGGCGATATTCAAAGTCATAGCAACATGCCCGTCAGCATCATAAAGATTTTTGTCGTCCTTGAGGTATTCACCGTTGATACGCTGGGCAGCGCAAGCAGCAGCAAACACTTCGATGGTCGAGTAAGAAATCTTAGGAGCCTGATAACGAGCCATGTACTAGTTCCTTTGCTTCAATCTATGATCTTAATCTACTACTTCTTTGCGAAGAAGTCAAGCCTTAAATGCGAGGCTTGCGATTTTTCCAACGACGCCACATGGCCTGAGGGATGCCCATCTTGTAGGCCCACATAAAGTCCATCACAACCATTCCAAAAATGAAAGCAACAATAACGCTAACCATACAAATTTCCTTTTTTCAGTGTGTAAACGATTTTAAGAAAAACTCAAGACTTACTTGAACATCGCATGTTTCAGTTCATGATCCTCAAGGGCTTCAAGCTGCTTGAGCGCACGAGTCAACAGAGTGTACTTACGCTTAAGTGCCTCACCGCGCAGTTCGCCGTCGCAGGACAGATTCTCAGGGCTAAGATCGCAATCCAGCTTCTCAGCGAGGCGCCGACGATCAACAGCACTGTTGAGGTCGTACTCCTTCTCACCGAAAAGCTTGCCCAGAGTGTTAGCACGATCAAGATACTGCTTCAATTCGTTCGACATGTTCAGTTCCTTTTTCTCAGCTTATGATGTATAATAGCAAATCGGGTACCCGAAGTCAAGCCTTTTTTCACCAAAAAGTGAATTATTTTGGCTCTTACGAATCAACGACTTACGTTGACTTCTGCGTCTGGGTTTTCCTTACAGGCCTGCAGGTAGTCCTCAACGAAAGGAACGAAGTGTTCGTACATTCCCCAACCGCTGGGGGCATTGAACTTCTGATAGTGTTCAGGATCCGCCTTCAGCTTTTCCAATCCAACCGTCAGAGGTTCAATCAATTGGTCAGCACGAACGATACCGATCTCCTCGGGACGCCACAGGGCCTCGTAGATGCCAGCTTCCATAGCCATCTTGTTCAGATTGTGCGTGATGTTGCGGCTGTATACCTCAGTCGGGCGAACAGCAGTCAGATAAACATCCAGTGACATTATATTTCTCCTTTAGAGATACTTGTCAGCGACTTCTGATTCCCAGATACCAGCACCCTTAGAGTGCATACCCTTATAGCGAACAACGTCAGGGTTCTTAGTATCAGTAAGATACCCAATCTGACGACGATAGCGGGGCATCTTCTTATAGATATCACACGCTAGGTTCAGGGCTTCCCGTGCGTTGCTGCAATCAAAAATAGCAGTACCGCGATCAAGCACGTTAGCTACAAGATTGCGACTAACAACACTTGGTAGCGTCTTGCCGCGATATGACTTGATGTTGGCATGGTCAACAATCGTGACAGTAGGAATGTAGCAAAAACCATCTTCACTAATAACAACGTAAAACATATCAATCTCTCTGTTTGCTCTTGATGTATTCTTTATAGCAAAATGGGTACCCGAAGTCAACCGAAAAATGACCTCGGGTACGATTTTTATGCTTCGATCATTTCGATGCTATTTGCTTGGCTGTAGAAGTCAGGGGCATACGTAGCAGTGTTCTTAGCATTAGTGTCTGCCATAAACTTTTCAGCTTCGGGACGGGTATCGAAATCAACGTGCCAATATTCGCGGCCCCAACCACGCTCTGAATCTACACCGTGAACACGAAACTTAACATTAACTTGTGCCATTTGCTATCTCCTTGCTATACACTCAGCATAACAAAATCAGAGTCAATGTCAACCTTTTTTATCCAAAAAAAAATGCCTGACGAATCAGGCATTTTCTCCCCGTTGATAAAGATTACTTCTTAGTTGGGTTGTTTACGAAATCGTACATCTTCTGTGCAGTTTCGAGAACCTTCTCTAACCCTGGAAACTCCGGCATACCTACTGTAGTGACAAGCTGCCCGGTCTTTGGGTCACGCTGTTGCGTTACTTCCCATCCCATATACTTGGCATGATATTCTTCAGCTACAAGTGACTTTGCCATTGAAAGAATATCAGTACGGATTTCATATCCGTTCTTGTTAAATTTTACTTCAGGTAAACTCGGTAGTTTGTTATCCATTGTGTCCTCCGATGGACGTTTTTATTTCATCCATCAACATTAAACCAAACGGAATAGCAATATTAACTAGTCCGATGTATGCAATAATATTCATTAGTATTTCCTATTTATATTAACGTAATCGATTATAAAGATCGATCTTTTTGATTAAAACTTCTTATTACCAACATCATAGACTCCTGTCTATCTACTTCATTTCGTCCATTGATGTACAGTCCTTGGAGCCAAATCTCCAATAACTTTTTGAAAAAATTCTTAATCATTTATATTACTTTTCCTTTTTAGGGAAAATAGTTTGTACGCTATCTTGTGCATTCTTTACTAGATCGGTATAGAATGCTTTATCAGTGACAACCTTATAAAGGTCCTGACTGACCTCAAACGCACCATCAACTGCCTTCTTGGTGTATGCAGTCTGTGTATCAACAAATTTGTTGAGAGAAGATGCAAGACCTTCGTGTTTAACTACCGTATCAACAAAGATTTTCTTTGAAGTTTGAAAGGCGTCAATAGTATTATCGATGAAATTCTTAATCATGTTATTATTCTCCTATCAGCAACGTTGAAAAAGAGAAAAGTGACTGCGAAGTTCTTTGCTCGACAACTTGCCATCGGAGTTTTCATCTGCATACTTGAAGATGCTAGGCTTTACCTTACAGACAGTGTTAGCTTCGTCTAGTGTGACAAAACCATCCTTATCAAGGTCCATTCTTTCAAATCGAGCGGGGTTAGCAGCAAGTGCCGGTGTTGATAGAGTTAGAGCCATTAAAAGGCTCACTGCGATATTCTTCATTTGTTTCTCCTGTGTGTGTGAGTAGCAACGTGCTACGAGTTTATTTATGCTGCAAGTGCGAACATAAAATAATACTATTTTACTGATTCCAAATAGTCATCTACTGTACCGTATAATGTCATGAGCATAGCAATCTTGTGATCGTAGATTCTAATATATGGTTTTTTCTTTTTCTTCTCATCGATGCTCACACCTATATAATAAGGACAATGTATCTTCTTGTTTAGAAGCATAGCATAACTTTCCCAATTCTTTGCAGGTAAGAACGATTTAGAGTCCTGCTTAAGGTCAAACGTGTAGTGAGCAATGTTTGCTTTTGTGAAGGCAGAAGCACCAACATCAGTTAGTCTAAGACCTTCTCCCCTTCTTCCTGTGACAAACCATTCAAATATCAGCTTGTCAGGTTCATGATTGTTCCAAGGAAAATCAGGATCATCCTGAGTTTCAGTCAGGATAGTCTTGACAATTTCAGTTTTAGTTTTAGGATAAGTCATCGGGATAAACTGTGCGTCCCGAATTCATGAAGACGACAGTAAACTTGTCTGTCTTGAACTGTGCATTCAACTTACGGCAAAGATTTCTAGCATGTCCTGGATTGGAGAAGCTAGTCTTTTTATACTTTGGAGCAGCATCATTTGCGAGATAATGAGAAGACTTGAGATTGATAGGTTGATCATCATAGAACACGGCCCAAATGCCTGCTGCCTCTACAATCTGGTCACACTTGTAGGTATTCTTGTCTACATACTCTAGCAGTACATTAGGTTGGGTTCTACTCACTTGAATGACCCGCCTCTAATTTCGACTTGGAGTACCTCATCTTGATTTTTATTCTTAGACATCTCATGTAAATCTGAAAGCAACCTAATGATATCATCACGCAATCCGCGGGCATCCGTCATGGGCAAAACTAAATCTTTGCTTTGTTTACCGTCTGCTACGGTCATCTTATCCATGAATCGGTTGATATGCATCATTATGTATTTATCTGAACTGTCGCTTCCGCTTCCGTTTTGTAGGGACCGGAGTACGGATAACGTTGGATAAAGATGTATTTGGGACAAAAAACAACAACCTTGACGCCGTTTTGATCCATCACAAACCAACCTGCTGCATGTTGACACTTAGATTTACGTGTCTTAGTGAAAAGATGTAGTCCTCGCTTAACATCAAAAAGTGAGTTATAGATGCGAGAAGTAGTAGGATACTCAGGATACGGAAGTGAAGCCTTCGTATTGTTTGACTTGATAGGTTCAAATCGAATATGAGTTTTCTTCTTCAACTCATCAGTGTTGTTGAATTGCAACGAAGTGCCATTAAGCTGAACACCGTATCCAGCGTTGTTAGCTTCGATATTGCCGACCTTCTTGTTACCGTCAGTGACGATCCAAAACTGGTTCTTAACGATTGGTTTTGCGACTAGTTCAGTCATATGATTCCTTTGTCAACATTTTAAATAAATCTTTCTTATGCTTCGGCTTCCAGTACTTTGCAGTAGGTCCGCAATCACCATGCTTACGTGATATTTCACAGTAAGTCATTTTAGCCTTAACTTTTTCATAACCGGTAACCGGATCAATAATTTCATGCCCCGGTTCAAAGGTTTTAGCGCACTTATACCAATGTGATTTCGGAGCCTTCCACTCGAAAATATAACTGCTGTATTTGGCGTAAGTAGAAATACGAGAGTGAATGCAGTCTTTACAGAGAAGAACAGGATCAATCGGCATTCAGAATTCCTTTATATGGGTTGTTGAGCCACTTTGAATAAGTCTCAGCCTGCTCCGAAATCTTCGTGAGTTCGTACTTGCCACAGAACTTCATAAGATGAATGCCTACCTGCGGTGTCGTAGTTGTACGCACATTCTCTTTGATAACACTATCGACCGCAGTCTTGATTTCTGCCGGTTGCGCTCGGAGATCAATCAGCGTCTTGTTGCGTTCATAATCATCCTTGACACGATGTTCATCACCGTTGTGATCAGTCCAACGCTGTAGCATCAGATTGTTCCAGTTGAAGCCTTGCTTGTTGCGATCTTCA